TACTTAGCATGATGAAGCTTAGTCATAATCTCAATCAGAGATTTACTCTTGAATAAATGTGCTTCGTCACCTATAATTACACCATAGTCTTCAAAGAAAGAACGTTCTAGTTTATATACAGATTGCCAGGTCGTAATTGTAACTGGAAACTCATTTGTTTTTTCTCTACCAGAATAGATACGGTGGCAATATGTCTCAGCATCCCAACCATAATCCCGAAAGTCCTTATGCATTTGCTCTACCAGAGATGTCGTTGGAACGACTAAAAGTATTTTTTCGTTCTTATCAACATAGTATCTCACTAACGAATAAATCATCAGAGATTTGCCTGATGCAGTGGGACTTATTAGTAGCTTTCGATTATGTCTTAATGCATCGTATACTCCCTCTATTTGATACTGACGAGGAGAATGGACACAAATAGATTGCATATATCCCTTGACACCTTCTAATGATATTTCTTCATTTACCTCAAAAGGTTGTCCATAAAATTTATTTTCTTCAAATTTGTAAGAGTATCCATACTGCTCACAAAAATTGACAATCTTATCCAACAGACCTACGTAGATCTGCTTTGATCTCATATCATACAAATGAATTTCCCCATTCCAATTCCTTCCTCGGTACTGGGGCATAAACTTTGCATTTGGAACCTCAAACTTGAAATGATCTCTTAGTTCATATTCAATATGAGGTTCTGTATTGATTTTTAAAAATACTTCGTTTGATTTAGATATAACAAGGTCTGTTGTATTCACGATGTCTTAATCATCTGTGAATATTTATTTACCCCAATCCAGCGTTAAATCTCATAAACTCAATAGCATTTTTAATTTGATAAGTCCTGTTTTGGATCATCTTCAAAATGCTTTCAATGTATACAAGCATTGTATCGTAGTAATCAATTTTCAAACAGACTGTTGAAAGTTTTTCGTCTGCATCAAGATACTTTTGCATTGTATCTTTATCACGAATCTTTTTTGGAAATGGATCTTCTATGTAAGTTTCTGGATCTGCTTTTCCAGAATAATATTCATATCTTTCGTGACGAATATTTTTTCTTTGTTGCTCTGCTTTTTTTCTTAGTAAGAAAATGGTATTATATAAATCAAAGTATTTTGCATGAAGAACTGGGATATTTGTAGATTCGGTATGGAGGTTATCCATATCCATTTTAGAATCTTTCTCCCACATTTCTTGAATAGTATCAAGATCAACACTCATAATGGATTGCCAGAAATATCAGTTATATCGTAAATAGTATACTTGAAAGTAACGTCTGCTGTAAAGTATTGGATGTCCTCATTAGTCGCATCAAATTGTAAAGTTGATAATGAATATGGCCACATATCTTTGAAAGTGACTTTGAAGTTTGGGTTTTCTTTACTTGTTAAAACCTGAAGAGTCCCATCTGAATATAAATTCATCTGAGATTTATCTGGTTGTTGGAAAATTGGATTTGATGCCTGGAAGTCGTAGATCTGCTGCAAACTTTCTGGATATCCTAATCCCCTTATCCAATTATAAATCTCCATATAGTTTTCAAGATTTTCATCGACTAGAAATCTTAAACTAAAATCTTCAAAGGTTATTTTGTCACCTGGAGTATCAATATCTTTCAGATAGTTAGTCTGAACAGCAACACCAAGAGTCATTGATGGAATATTGGCACTATTTCCAAAAAATGCAACCTTTGGCGCTCTGTTTAAAGTAAACTTAAAACCAAGTGGAGATAGAAAATTTCTATTTTCTACTTGCTTGTCGAAGGGATTTCCAACCATTTTTTTAATTATTTAGATAAAAAAAGGAGTCCCGAAGGACTCCTGAGTTCTTTGATAGAACCAAATGGCTCACATCAAATTCTTAACGGCAACTCTACGATAGTAGCGGTTGCTATTGAGGTTAAGAGCACCAAGACCCTGGTTGGTTCCTTCTGCGAATGGGTTAGCAACCATACCATAACGGGTCTTAAATCCGATTTTTGGTTGGAAGCTGTTCTCACCAACGGCACGAACCATTTGGAGAGGAACATATGGGCAGTAGAAGAGACCTGCATCATAAGGGGAAGAACCCTTATAACCAACAACGTAGTATTGGTTGCCAGGAGTGGCGTTGCTGCTGGTGAGGTTAGCAGCATATGGGTCAATGTAGACGCGGAATTTGCCCATTAGAGTACCAGCAAAAGTATTGCCAGTGTCATCAACAGACAGATTAGCGTTCAGTGCAGGGGTGTAATCAAGAACACCTGCCATGGTGAGTGCAGAAGCAACGTCAGCAGAGCAGAAGATCATGTTGCCCTTTCCACGACGAGTTCTTTGAGCGATTGCGTTCGCATCTCTTTCGATTTGGAACAGCAGACCCTTGAACTTCTCAACTGACCAACGACCATTGGAGTCAACGTCGAGGTCGAAGATACCTGGAGTTGCAACGTTCTGAACAGCACCTTGCTCAGCAACCTTATAGATGGTTCTGATAACTTCGCGGTTGATTTCAGCAAGAATCTCAGTTGAGAGAATGTTTGCCAATTCCGCTTCAGCGTTCAGACCATGGATTGCCTTGAGGTCCTGAGCGAGTTCTAATGAATACTCAGCTTTCAGAGCTCTTGACTTTGCAGTAACAGTGACTTTCTCGATCGAGAATGCCATCTGGTTAAAGGCATCATTGCCAGTACCATCAAGGTTCTCAGCGTCACCAGTTGCCATACCCTGACCAACGTTATATGGTGAGGGGTTGGTGGTTGCAGTACCAACTGGGTTTAGAACTGATGGGTTGGTGCCGCTTTGTGCGGTTGTACCAAAACCAACAGCGCCATCAGAGAATCCAGCAGACTCGTCGCGTCCAGCATCTTGACCAGAGAATGCAGAATCTACTTCGTTGTAGAAGGTTTCAGCACCAGACTGGTTCTGATAACGTGAACGCATTGCGAAGATGAGTCCAGTAGGACCACTCATTGGTTGAACGCCAGCCAGATCGTAAGCGATCAGGTTGGGCATTGAACGACGAATGAGACTGATTAGAACTGGGTCAAAACCTGCGGTAGGACCACCAGCAGCTGAAGTGCCGCCGAATCCACCTGAACCACCAGCAGCGTTGCCGCTATTGGTTGGTGATTCCATGAGCATGTTCATGGAACCATTATCGAAAGCAGATTGCTCTCTTAAAAATCTTTCTTGGTTTTCTAGCAGGACTGCGGTTACCGCCTTACGATGGGAATCTTTGATTGGATCAAGACCCTCATAGTTGAGGAGAGGTGCCCACTTTTCCTGCAGATGCTCAGAATGGAACATTTGCGTTTACCTTTTGTAGTGTGACTGTTTGGGTTTGAATTATATTAAATTCAATTATTTGCTAAATCTTGAAAGAGTATTCAGATATGCAGACATTGAACCAGAAACGGATTCTGGTGAACTGTCTGTACCCTCAGACAGAGTTTCAGTTTTAGCAGATGGAGATACTGCTCTTGAAGGGAAATATGATTCCTTCAAAGTCTCCAGTTTTTCACGATATTCTTCTTCACTTTCAAACTCAACACTTTCGGCAAGTGAAGCGAGCTTGTCTTTCTGAGTAAGTGCTAGACCCTCAGAAACTTGTTCAAAGATACCATCAGCAACCGACTCTGCGAGACGCTTGTTGAGGGAGATATTCTTCTCGATTTGCTCGTTGAGTTTTGTCTCCATGTCATCAAGTTTTTCTACCATGCTCTCAAGAACATCATATTTATCTTCAGGGATTGATACATAATGTGCTTCAAAAAGATCCTTCATTCCGGATAGGAAGGATTCTGTCATTTCGGTCTTGAGACCTTTTTCAACAACGAGTGCATTTTCTTGCATCCACTCGTCAGCAACATACTCTAAGTATGAATCTACACGCTCAGCAAGTGCTTCTTTAATTTCTTCAACTTCCTCAGCGAGTGCTTGTGCATACTGCTCTTCAATAGCTTCTTTGATTTCAGAAACCTTAGAACGAAGAGCAGCTTCAAAGATGATGCGTGCTTTCTCTTGGAATTCCTCAGAAAGTTCTTCACCTTCTAGAAGAGCATTAACATCTTCTTCGATGCTAAACTCTTCTTCCATTTCCTCCTCTTCTTCTTCCTCTTCTTCTTCTTCCTCTTCCTTCTTCTCTTTATGCTTAGCTTCAGCGACTACCTCTTCTTCATCTTCATCGCCATCGATTTCTTCTTCGCTGATGAGATCTTCGTCATCTAGATCTTCTTCTTCCTTTACAGACTTCATTGCGTCAGCAGGCTTAGCACCTTTGTTTACAACGTCTCTTACTTGCTTGAGAGTTGCACCAGGTGTCTTCAGCTTTGCTGAATCATCATCTGGACGATAGTTAGAAGGATCAGGACCGCCTAGGTCTTCCCAACCACCAGTTTGACCTGGTGTTGATCCTGAAAGGTGGGGCATCGCATCTGCTGATTTTGCATTGGCATTTACAGCAGTTTTGGATGGTTTAGTGCCTACTTCCATTTCTTGTAATTGTTTGCCACGAGACATTTGAACTCTCCGATTTTCCTGTATGAAATCTATATTTATTTATAAATTAACAAATTACACTATTTGTGCTATAGTGAGTTTAAGAATTGATTAAACAACTCTATTTTGTGTTCCTGTAAACGTCTTTCGTCTACAAGAGTATTAATTCTTTTTTGAGTTTGTTGTGCCATTTTTTCACGAAGCATTCCACCTTCCCAAACCCACTCTTTACCTTCCATAATTCCCTGAACAAAAGCATCAGGTGCAGAAGGATCGGCAACAATGTCAGCAGCAGTTGCAAGCATAAAATCTTCGCCAACTTCAGTGTATCCTTCTTTAGTTGGTCTTACTGATCCAATACCACGAGA